CCCCCTGGGGATTTTCGCGGCCATGAGTATCATCAGCCGGATCCTCGGCAACCCATCCAAAAAGACCAAGCAGGAGAGTGAACAGCGGGGGCAATTTGTTGCCCCTTCAAGGTTTGCAGCCTTCCTGGGGCTGGGCACCAAAGCTGGGGTGAGTGTCTCTGAAGAAGGGGCAATGGCTCTCAGCGCTGTGTACAGCTGTGTGAGGCTCATTGCATCCAGCATTGCTTCCCTGGATCTCCACCTGCACCGGGTGGATGGTTCGCTCAGAGAAGTGGCCAGCGATCATCCAGTGTACAGCTTGCTGAACAGCAGCCCCAGTGAGAGCATGACAGCTTTTGATTTCTGGGAGCTGATGATCTCAGATGCCCTGATTCATGGCAAGGGCTTTGCCTTGATTGAGCGGGGATCAGTCACAGGCAGACCAGTCCAGCTGCATCTGCTCACAGCTGATCAGATGAAGCAGCACAACATTGATGGTCAGCTGGCATACACCCACCGGGATCTGGATGGTCCAATCTTCCCAGAGGATCTGCTGATCATCAAATGTTTCAGGGGGATCTCGCCAATCAGACAGCACATGGAAGGCATTGGCCTGGCTATGGCTGCACAAGAATTTGCTTCCAGGTACTATGGATCAGGAGGGAATGTGGGTGGTGTACTGTCCACAGATCGCACCCTCACCAATGATCAGTATGAGAGATTGAGACAGTCCTGGCAGCAGACACATGGAGGCCTGGGCAATGCTCATGAAGTGGCGATCCTGGAACATGGTCTGAAGTATGAGCCCATGAAGGTGAGCATGGCTGAATCTGAGTACATCAAAGTGCGGGTGCACGGTGCCCAGGAGGTGGCCAGGATCTTCCAGGTGCCCAGCTCCATGATAGGACTGGAAGCCAACGTGACATACAACGGGGCAGAGCATCAAGATCTCCAATATGTGAAGCACACCCTGGTGCCCTGGGTGCGAAGGATTGAGGATGAGATCACAGCCAAGCTCCTGAGAGAAGGAGAGAGAGGCCAGGTGATCCCTCGCTTTGATCTGAACAGCTTGCTGAGGGGTGACACCTCCAGCAGATCTGACCTGTACAGAACAGCCTTGCAAAGTGGCTGGATGAGCATCAATGAAGTCCGAGCCCAGGAGCAGCTCAATCCCATTGGCCCATCAGGTGATCTCCACCTGGTCCAGGTCAATCAGCTGCCTGTATCCAGCATGGAAGACTATGCAGCCAGCGTGACCAACACAAATCAGAACCAAAATGAATGAACTGAATAAAACTGTGGACGGCCATGATGTGCTGATCCATGAAGAGACCAAAAGAGAGCGCAGATATCTGACCATGAATGTTGAAGCCAGAGATGGCGAAGAAGGAGATGGAAAGACAGTGGAGGGATATGCAGCAGTGTTTGATACAGATGCTGATCTGGGATCCTTTACAGAGCGCATTGAGCGCGGTGCTTTTGATGCTGCCCTGGCTGATCCTCAGCTGGATGTGGCAGCGCTGTTCAACCATGATCAAAACCAGATCCTGGCAAGGAACAGAGGAGGGGAAGGCAACCTGGAGCTGTGGACTGATGAGAAAGGCCTGAAGTACAGATTCAAGCTGGGAGATCAATCCTATGCCCAGGATCTGGGGATCAACCTCAGAGAGGGCCTGGTGAATCAGAGCTCATTTGCTTTCTCCATCAAAGAGGATGACTGGACACAACGTGATGGGAGGGATCTCCGGACCATCAAGGCAGTCAATCTTCATGACATCTCCCCAGTGGTTTTTGCTGCCTACCAGCAGGCCACTTCATCCATAAGGTCCCAACAAGAACAACCAACCCAGCCTGCTGCCACCTCAATTCGGGACCGAGCAGAAGCGCAGCTGGCTATCTACAAAATGACAAAATGAAAAACAGTCTGAAAATGAAGGAGCAGCGGGCCACTTTGGTGGAAGAGCTCCAGGCAGCTGTGGATCTTGCAACCAAAGAAGGGCGCGATTTCTCAGAAGCTGAAGAAACCCGACAGGCAGAGATCCATGATGAGGTGAAGACCTTGGATGGAAAGATCACCAAAGCAGAAGAGACGGAATCAATCCTTCTCCGAAATGTTGCAGCAGCAGCTCCAGCATCCAAGTCTCAAGAGAAAGAGGTGCAGGAAGTCCGCAAGAGCTTCAGCATGTCCAAGGCCATCAGTGACATTGTGAACAAGGGCCAGCTGACAGGATTGGAAGCAGAGATGGCCCAGGAGGGCCGATCAGAAATGGCCAAGATGGGCAAGACCACCCGTGGCAATCTCACCCTGCCATCTTTCTTGATGGAAGGCCGAGCCAATGAAAGCTATGGAACCAGCTCTGATCCGGCTGGAGATTCATCAGTGACCCTCCAGGGACAGTCTGGGATCATTGGCAAGGATGTGGCTGCAATGGCTGCAGGCTTGCGACCAGTACCAATCATTGAGCAGATGGGGGCAACCCGCATCCAGGCTCAGGGTGATGTGGTGCTTCCAGTGCTTCCCAATCAGGATGCCACAGAAACAGTGGAAGGAGCAACAGTCAACAACATTGATGGTGACTTCGGTGCAGTGACGTTGAGCCCTAAGCGCTTTGCAATGCGCATGGATTTGACCCGTCAGCTGTTGGTGCAATCTGCTGCCAATCTTGATGCAGTGATCCAGGCTGACATGGCCAACGCCATTGCCAACAAGCTGGATGAGGACATCATCTCTGACATCTTTGCACAGCTTGCAGCTGCCAGCAAGATCACCAATGGATCTGTGTCTTCAACCACAGTGTGCACTGCCACTGACTTTGCAGATATCCTCAGCCATGAGGGTGGCTTCTTGAGTCAGAATCCAGCAGGCCAGAGTTTGGCCCTTCTCATGGATCCCACAATGGCTTCCTATTTGAAGGGAGTTGAATCCAGTGCAGGTGGCCAGGTGGCAAACTTGAACAACAATGTGCTGGGCTTCCCTGTGTTCACATCAACCAATGTGAAGCAGCAGACTGTGGTGGCTGATACCTACTTCAGCGGGATCTCCAGCACTTCAACTGAGACAGCGGTGCGGCCAATCCTTTTCCTGGATCCGTCTGATATTTTTTATGCAGTCTTCGGTGGCTTGGATGTCACGGTGGACCCATACACAGACGCTCACAAGGGCCAGGTGCGCTTGATCGCTGACTACTATGCAGATGGTGCTATTCGTCGCGTGGGATCAGGTCGGATCCTTGCAGGCTTGACAGCAAATGCCACACCAGCATAAGCTGATTTGAACAACTGAGAAAGGGGGCTGGCATTCAAGCTGGCCCCCCTTTTCACATCCCATGATCTCATGAAACTGGAAAGAACATCCACCACCACATACACAGATGTGATCAGCCTGGCCACTGCCAAGGCTCACCTGCGGGTGGACCACAGTGATGAGGATGCACTGATCACCTCCCTGATCAGCACAGCAGGAGAGATTGTGGAAGAGTACACTGGACAATACCTGTCCAGCTGTGGCTTCACTTACTATGCAGACCACTTCACCAGTGTGATGAAGATCCATGCGGGTCCTGGGGTGAGGATCCTCACAGTCAAATACTATGACACGGATCACACACTGCAGACCTGGCCAGCCACTGAATATCACTCTGATGTGAAGAGCCACCCCATGCGGGTGCAATTTGAAAACCTGCCCACAGAGGTGGATGATCGGGTGCATGCTGTCCAGATCACAGGTGATGCTGGATACTCCACAGTGCCAGAGACATTGAAGAGCGCCATGCTTTTGATCATTGGTCATCTGTATGAGCACCGGAAGGATGTCCTGGTGGGGGTGCAGTCTGCTCCCCTGGTGCATGGGGCCAAGTTCCTGATGGACAAATTCAAGCCCAGCACTTTCTGATGGAGCCAGGGCGATTGGATAGAAGGATCACAATCCTGCAGAGAGGATCCAGCACAGATGACTGGAATCAAAGGGCCAATGCATATGTGCTCCTGGCAGAAGTCTGGGCAGAAGTCCGGGATCCAGGAGCGAAGGAAAGAGAAGAAGCAGATCAGCGGGTGACAGTGGCCACCAAGGTGTTCACCATCCGCTTCAGATCTGATGTGAAAACCACACACCGCATCAGCTATGGATCAGACACCTATGAGGTGACAGCCATTGCTGAGATTGGAAGGCAAGAAGGTCTGAGAATCACAGCGGTGGCAAGAGACAATGACTGATGGCAGGATTCAAGAGCACAGCAACATTTGACATCAAGCCTGCAGAGTTTGAGAAGCACATCCAGGCACTTGCTGCCCTGGATCCAGACAAGCTGAAGAAGGTATTCACCAGCGCCATGAGAGCAGCTGGCACACCCATTGCCACAGAGATGAGAAAGCTGGCACCAGTGGGCAAGACTGGAGAGCTGAAGAAAAGCATCACTGTCAGGGTGTACCGGGTGGCCAATACAGCCAGCGGGACAGGCAAAGTGCATGCCAGGGTACGGATCGGACCATCAGCCAGGCAGGGCCGGGTGGGTGGCAGATATGCTCACCTGGTGGAGCTGGGAACAGCTGCAGGCAAAAGAACCAGCACAAAGAAACCCTTCCGGATTTTCGGTGAAGCTGATGAGGTGATCACCAGGGAGATTGAACACCCAGGATCAAGAGCACAGCTATTCATTCGGACTGCTTTTGATAACAAGTACAAGAAGGCAAATGAGAAGATCAGGAAGAAGCTGATGGATGCATTTGATGACATCCTGCAATCCCATTTGAAATGATCGGGGACATCATCAACCACCTCCTGGCTGATTCACGCATCACAGAGTATGTGGGCACCAGGATCTTCCCTGTTCAGTTGAACCAGGAAGAAGCGCTGCCAGCAATCATGATCACCATCAATGATGTGGAAGCCAATCCAACGAAGACAGCAGCCAGCACAGATGACTTTGTGGAGCTTGATCTGACCACCTATGCCAAGAGTGCCCTGGATGCATTCACCATTGCAGAGCTGATCAGGACCAGCCTGGACAATTACTCTGGAACGATGGGCAGCACCAACTTCCAGGGCATCCGATTTGAGCGGCTCAACATGAATCACTTTGCTGGTGATTCCACCTACATGTGCGCATCTGAATATCAGGCGCATCAACGCAGGTAAATATTTACCAATTGTAGGTCTTATTGTATTTGCTAATGAAACCGCAGTTTGTATTGGATAATCCACTCACGCGAATGCCCCCATTTGATGTTTTTTCCCATTTCCCCTCAGCATAGCAACTTTTTGAAGATCCGCTTTTGGGCTTATTGCCTCCTTTCACACCGTCGGACTTTGCCTGATAAAACAGGGCTTTTCCGCCTGATTTGATTTCAATGAAATCACCTTGATTGAAGCCATAGCCAACCATGTGTATACCATGTGCATTCGATCCACTGAATTGAAAGATGCTAAATGCGGCAACTGCTGCTAGGATAATTGCCGCAAGAATTGTCATGTTGCGCTTTTTTTCGCCTTGCTGCTGTTCTTGAATTTCTCGCATCGCAGCCTCTTTCTTATTTTCAGTATTTACTTGATTTTGCTGCGCTTCTTGAGCTGGTTTTGGCTCCTCGGTATTTACGATTGCTTTTGGCTCCTCAGTATTTACGATTGCTTTTGGCTCATTAGCAGCTCCACTTACTACGCTATCATCCGCATCTCCGATTTCTGCATCCATTAAAGTGAACAATTGCTGCATTTGCTTTTCTCCGATACGGTTACTGGGTCTAGCTGTGATTGGTCCCACTTTTATACCTTCAATCGAATAGCTCAGGCTGCATGGTGAATCGCTTAGAATTGTGATTATGTATCGTTGGCCATTAGCCATGAAGGTTGTAGGAGATTGCAAAGTCACTTTTTTAGGCTCATCGAGGTCGGAAATCAACCATTTTAAGTGTTCGGCAGCTTTAAGGATTGACTTAAAAGCAATCTCTTTTGAACAATGTAATTCTTTCATTTCGTGACTTTTTTTTTGCTAACATAAATGTTTTTTTTTTTATTGACATAGTTTACCTGTCCAGGCCTCACATCGGGTGATGTTCGCAGAATGAAGCTGGAGATCCTGAAAGACAACAAAAACACCCAGGCCAGGGTGGGCACAATCATGACTGTGCAACAAAAAGCAGGCAAGGATTGGGTTAAAAAAGGCTGGGCAATTGATCTCAGCAATCCCCTTCCAGATCCTGAACCTGAAGCCGATGAAGTGGAAGAGTTTGAGATCATGATCAGCGATGACAGCACAGATGAATTTGAACCCTCCCAATCTTAAAACATGGCAACAACTGGAAATGTAAAGGCCAACCTTCTGGGGCTGTACATCAGCACCGATGGTGGCACTACTTACACCCTGGTGGGCAGCGCAAACACTGCCACCCTCAGCATCTCGAATGAGACCCTTGATGTGACAACTAAAGCAAACAGCGGTGCCCGCTCTCTGCTCTATGGTCTCCAATCAGCAACCATCACAGCTGAAGGCTTTGTGAAGTATGATGACACCATAGGATCACAGCAGCTCCGCTCTGTGGCATTGGGTGGCACTGATGATGCAGATTATCAGGCGCGATTCACCACAGGTGTCACAGGTGACAAAGAGGTGAGCTTTGATGCAGTGATCACCTCATTTGAGGAGACAGCTGCAGTGAATGAAATTGCTACCTACAGCATCACCCTGGAGAACACAGGGCCGATCACTGAAGCAACTGTATCCTAAGAAACAACCCTGGCAGGCCTGGCATCCCTTTCCTGGGAATGCTGGGCCTTGCTTCATCCATAGAACCACATGAACACACTGAGAGGAGAAGTGCAGGTGAAAGCTGGGGCAATGACCCTAGATGCTCTGCTCAACATGAACTGCTTCAGGATCCTTTGTCAGGATCAAGAAATGGAGCTGGCTGATCTGGACAACTTTGCCACAAGCAATGCACTGGAATTTGTGCCAGCTGTGCTTTGGGCAGGAGTGAAGAATGCAGCAGCCTATCATGGCAAGGAGCTGCCAGAAGGCCTGGCTTTTGATCGCTTTGCTGCTTTGGTCCTGGCTGATCCAGATGCCATCACAGCATACGCTTCCCAGATCAGTGATGCATTGGGCTTCAATGATCCTGAGTCTGAGACTGCGGGAAAGTAGAAGAGGGAGCATCAATCAGCACCTGGCGTGAGCTCTATTCCCTGGGGCTCTCAATGGGATTGCTTCCTGATCAGTTCTGGGGGATGACCCTGGCTGAATTCGGATGCTGGTCAAAAGGATTGAAGCACGAGGAAGAGCGGCATTGGGCCAGGACATCAGCGATGATGGCCCTGGTTGCAAACACCCAGCGATCACAGAAATCCAAGGCCTACAAGCCCAACGATTTCAACCCATATGCAAAAGCAACAGAGCACACATCAATACCCACCACTGATCAAATTGAATACCTGAAGAAATGGCAAGGCAATCCCTCCTGAGTGTCCTCCTTGATCTCAATGCTGATGGCTTTGAGAGCGGCCTGCAAAAGGCCCAGCGCTCCATGCGCAGGACATCCAGGAGCCTGAAGAGAAGCGGTGCCAATCTGACCAGGAATGTCACAGCTCCACTGGGGCTGATCGCTGTAACCTCCTTCAAGGTGGCTGCTGATTTTGAGCAGTCAATGGCAAAGGTGAAGGCTGTCTCTGGAGCAACAGCTGGTGAATTCAAGAAGCTGAAAGAGAATGCCCTGGAGCTGGGCAGCTCAACCAGGTTCAGCGCTTCCCAGGTGTCAGCTCTACAGCTGGAATTTTCAAAGCTGGGATTCACAGCAACTGAGATCACAAAGGTCACAGGGGCAACATTGAACCTGGCACAGGCAACCGGATCAGACCTGGCACAATCAGCTGAAGTGGCTGGTGCAACCCTCAGAGCTTTTGGCCTGAATGCAAGTGAGACAGGCAGGGTCACTGATGTGATGGCTGCCAGCTTCTCCAGCTCTGCCCTGGACATGGGCAGCTTCCAGGATTCCATGAAGTTTGTGGCTCCAGTTGCAAGAAAGGCTGGGCTGAGCATTGAGCAGACCACAGCAATGCTGGCTGCGATGGCAAATAATGGCATCAAGGGAAGCCAGGCTGGAACGGCATTGCGCAGGATCCTCTCCACAGTGGGAGCCACTGGGGGTGATGTTTCTGCTGCCCTGGAGAAACTGAGCAAGGAAAGCCTGACCCTGGGAGGAGCCCAGGATGAGGTGGGAAGGAATGCCCAAAGTGCTTTGCTGGTCCTGTTGGACAGCATGGGAGTGGTGGATGATCTCTCAGGTGCTTTTGAGAATTCTGCAGGGGCAGCAGGTGGAATGGCTGCCACTATGGATGACACAGCTGAGGGAGCTGTGAAGCGGATGCAGTCCGCAGTGGAAGGTGCGCAGATCAGCATTGGATCTGCCCTGGCACCCACCATGCTGGACATCATCAAGACCATTGAGAAGATGGCTGCTGGATTCAGCAACCTATCCAGTGGCACCCAGGGATTCATTGTGAAGGCTGGCCTGGCAGCAGCTGCCATTGGGCCATTCAAGAGCAGCCTGGGTGGTATGCTGGGAATGATCAGCAAGAGCCAAACAGCAACAAAGCTCCTGAGCAGAAGCCTGACCCTCCTGGCAAATCCCATGACAGCTCTGGTGGCTTCAGCTGGCATCCTGGTGTATGCACTTCTGGATCAAGCTGGTGCCTTCGAGGATGTGAACCGGGTGCAGAAGAAGATCCAAGGGATCAGCGACAAAGCCCAGGGAGCATATGTCCAGGAGGCAGCCAAGGTGAATGCCCTGGCTGAAGAATACAGACTTTTTGAAGGGGATCTGCAGAAGCGGAAAACCATCCTGAATGATCTCAAGGCCATCAGTCCTGACTACTTCGGGGATCTGGATTCTGAAAAAACGAAATATGAAGACCTGAAGAAAGCGGTGGGCAACTACACTGCAGAGGTCAAAGCAGCAGCCATTCAGAAGGCATTTGGTGATGCCCTGGTGGATGTGGTTGCTGAGCAGCTGGTGGCCACTGAGAACCTGAGAGATGCTGAGCTGAGGCTGGCCAAAGCCCAGGAAGGTGTTGCCAATGCTGCAAAGCAATCTGGTGGATCAATTAGAGATGGAACCAGTGGCAGGCTGGAAGCATCTCTGGAATTGACAGCAGCACAGAAAGCAGTGAATGATGCCACATCTGAGGGCAATGCGCTTGAAGCTGAGCGGGTGGGCATCCTGGGAAAAATTCAGAGGGCAGAGGCAAGCCTGGCAGAGGCCAGATCAGATGCAGGCCTGGATCCAGCAAGCAGCAGCGAATCAACAGACACAGGCGGTGGAGCAGTAACGGCAACAGCAGTCCCAATCCCAGTCAAGTTTGACCTGGCCAATGATCCTCTGGGTGATCTGATGGGCCAGCTATCTGATGAGCTGAATTCTGCTGCATCCCAGCTCAGCCTGGACGGTGATCAAGTTGCCAACCTGGATGCAATGGCCAAGGCCTATGAGAAGGCAGCCCTGGAAGCTGCCAAGCTGGGAGAAGTTGACCTGGCTGCACAACTCATGGAGCAGGCCAGAGCTGCCCAGGAAGTGGATGGCATTGCACCGATCATGGAGAATCTCCAGCGGGCAATGGGCGTGGCAGATCTGCAGGCACAGGCTTTTGGTGGATCCTTTGATCTGATCGGGGCACAGACTTCAGCTCTGCAGCAAGCCATCAGCTCTCTCCTGGAAGCAGGCCTGACACCAACCAGCACCAAGGTGATGGAACTGGTTGCACAGCTCAACGGTCTCAGCACAGTGACTGTGGAAGCAGCCACAGCAATGGAGGCAACAGCAGCCCAGCTGGGGACGGTTTTTGAAAACATGTTCACCACCATGCGCCAAGGCCAGGAGGCTTTGACTGAGGCTGTGGTGGAAGGCACAATGAGCCAGGCAGAGGCAGCCAAGAAAAGCAGTGAGCTGCAGGTGAAGGCAGTCAAGTCAGCAGCGCTCAAGCTGATCAACATCTTCCTGGCAGAAGCCCTGGCAGGTGTGATCAAGGAATCCTTCACCAAAGCACCTCCACCGATTGCAGCAGGAATTGCAGCAGCTGGTGTGGCAACAGTGAATGCTCTCTTCAACAGCCTGGTGAAGCTGAAGGATGGTGGAATGGTCCTGGGGCCACAGCTCGCTCTCATCGGGGACAACCCATCTGGGAAAGAAGCGGTGATTCCATTTGAGAAGATGGGGCGCTTCCTGGATATGGCTGGAGGATCAAGAGGCCCCCAGGAGGTGGTGATCACAGGAAGGATCTCTGGCAAGGATATCCTGCTGACCAATGAGAGAGCCAGTGACCAAAGAACCCGCGTGAGAAATTTCTGAGATGGCAAAAAGATTCACAGCAGAATTTGATGACATAGATGGTCAGGAGTACCGGATCAGCATCTTTGATGACAACTATGCAGGGGCATCAGTTGAGCAGGATCTGACATGCGCAGTCCCAGGCTTTGATCTCAGCTACGAAGGAGAACCGGATCAACCCTACCAGGGAATCATCTCCAGCACCCTCACATGCCACCTCATCAATGATGGTGGTGCTTTTGATACCTGGCTGCAGAACATTCCAAGCCTAACAGGAGAGAATGATGTGACCATCACCCTGGAATGGAAGAATGCCAGCACCTACCAGCTGGAATGGGCCGGGGTGGTCATGGTGGATCAGATTGAGATTGAGGATATGCCAACCCCATCCAGGGTGAAGCTGGTGGCAAATGATGGGATCAGCTTCCTGAAAACGATCAGGGGCACGATCACAGAAACCAATGCCAACAGTGTGGATGTGCTGTCCTCAAATAGTGTGATCAACTGGCTGCAGGAGATCCTGACGAACACCAAGAGCTCTGTGCACTGGGGAGGATCAGATGCATTCATCAGAGCCTGGACAGACTTCAAGCCAGACAACTTTGGCAACAGCCTTGCCAATGGTGGCCAGGGCACAAGTGGATTGAATGTCCTGGATTACACCCAGTTGACAGGTGCATTTGATCCCAACACCATCAATGTCCTGGATGGAACTCCAGAGGCTTACACAGATTGGACCTTCCTGCAGAGCATCTGCATGCTGTTCAATGCCAGACTGTGCCTGGCCAATGGAGAGTGGCACTTCTGGCCTGTCAATCAGCACCTGATGGAGGCCAATGGTGATGATTACACTTACAGTCATGTGATCTACAGCAAGGCAGGAACTGAGCTGAGCATGACCCAGCAGCAGAAGGGGGAATTCTATTCCAGGACCACACCCCAGCTGGGACCAGGAACAACAGCCAACAGGTATGTGCAGCTGAGCGGTGGGAATATCTCTCACACAGTGCCCTTGAAGAACTTCAGAAGGGCCAGACCATACAGATCCCTG